TGTCGCGTGACGATGTCTACGGATCTCCGTATTCGTTCTGATGCGATCACAACGCTTGACAATCTCGGCGTACTAAATCCCACGATGGTTATGTGGGAGGCAGTTCCGTGGTCCTTCGTTTTAGACTGGGCTTTGCCAGTCGGGGATTGGTTAGCTTCTTTAACTGCCCTCAAGGGTGTTGATCTGTTTAATACAGGCACCACCTACAAGTACGATCTCGAATGTACGTCTGGTACTGCTATACGCATACCTTCGCCATTCGGGGCTCTCGTCGGTTCCGCCACTTCGTGGCGTAAGAAGTCTTTTAAGAATCGTGTTGCTGGTTTACCAGCAAGACCTCTTCCGAGTTTTCAGAACCCTTTCTCACTTTCGCGGATTGCTAATGCATTTTCGCTACTCGCTACGGCCTTCGGCCGTCGAACTTAAGGAGTCACAAGAATGAAGCTTCAAGCTATCACTCTTATGAATGGTGCATCAACACCAGCAGCCGTAATCTTTTCACCATTTACTGGCCAGTATCAACAACAACCGGCCGAATGGTTCAACCATAGCGCAAATACATCTCGCTTGGTTGATAAAAAGCTTACTTTACGCGTATCCTTAACAGGGACTCGCGACAAAGTAACGGCAAAGCTCGACATTCCTCTTTTACCTCAGGTCAAAGAAGGTTGCTGTCCTCCGACTCTACCAGTTACCGAAAGCGGCCTCATTAACATTGAAGTCGCAATCCCACGTGAAGCCGATGACGCATTTAAGAAAGATCTTTATGCGTACATTAAAAGCTTCGTCGCCACTGCTGAATTTAAAGCAGCGGTCGAATCGTTGGATCCGGTAATCGGCTGATCTCTCTAAACAACACAAGGTACCATTATGACTGAGTCAAATGTTCGGGCGTCCTTAAAAAAGGTACCCCGCGGGAAACACTTAGCAAATCTGCTAAAGGCCACCGAAAAGACTAGTAGTAAACAATATCTATTGGTCATCAGAGAGCTTCTTCGTGATATTGGGACACCGTTTGCGGAAACTATACTGGGTCAAATCGAAAGAAATGAGCCTATCACAGTTGATGCAAACCCCAATAATTACACGAATGCGTCGGAGTTCTTCAGCGACGTTCAAGCCTTGGCACTCATAAAGAAAAATCCACATTATGAATGTGGTATCAACAAGGCGCAAAACGCTCTTGTGAAATTTATGGATGCCGAGGAGCAGTGTGCCAGAACCAATACCTTCTTCAGAAAGAGCTTGCAGGCGCCTAGAATAGGCGACCTATGGCAGATTTTATACTCTGCCAGACGTTTTGTCCAAGTAATCATCGGAGATGAACCGGGTCTTTTAAAACCGGATTTTGGTCCAGGCGCAACTACTAACCTGAAAGGTTTCGAGACGAATATCGTATCAAAACTGAGAACAGTTCCAGAAGTTACCCCTGAGTTTTACTCTGAGGCGCATCGCATGATCCTTACAACGTTACCGCTTTATGCGATCTCGTGTGGACTAGTGACGCGCACTCGTACAACAGTAGAATTCAATCAGAGACTACCAACAACAGTAGGTAACGTATTTACTACGGTACCGAAAGATTGGAAGACAGATCGTCCGATCTGTATTGAGTCTGGTGCCAACATGCTTTTTCAAAAAGCATACGGCAACTTAATCCGGAAACGTCTTTTGCGCTATGGTTATGACCTTGATAAAAGGCCTGATCTGCACGCAGAATACGCTCGGGTTGGATCAATTGATGATTCGCTATCAACGATTGATTTGGCTTCGGCCTCTGATACGATCTCTAAAGAG